GGTGAGGTGTATAAGTCCCACATCGGGAATTGCGTGGTTACGCCCCCACTATTGAATCCGGTCAAGGCAACTTGGGTTCCAAAGTTTGACCCTCCATCCAGGGCAATATAAATCTTAACATATTCACCAGCTACACAGCTTGCAGAAAAATACAAATCAGCGCTTAACTCGCTTCCATCTGCAGGACACAAAAACGAAGGGCTTGTGTAAAAAGTTGAACCGATTGCGATGTTGTTAAGGTTGGTATTTTTTTGTCCTAAAATGCTGAAAATTGAGTTTCCAATTGGAAAATTAGGATTTGAATAGTTGAAGCGAAGATTAAAAAAATAATCGCCAGCATAGGGCACACGGAAATACCCCTCGTTCAAGGGAGCTACCTGAAGTGTTGTGCCAAGCTGAAAATTGTTTAATGGGTCGTATCCATCAGGGAAGGTGCTTCTCCAGTTGATGGGTAGGAATTGAAAGCTACCGGTTTGTTGAAAAACTGGCAGTTGCTGATTGACCCTATTGGTATAGACCTTGAAGATATTTTGGTTGGTGATTGCACTTGCAGAGGTAATCCCTATTTCGCTATTTTGAAAAGTGTCAATGTAGATGCTCTTAAAGTAGTCTGTGTCAAAAAAATCGCTGACCACCTCGTATTCGGTTACGTCAAAAATCCTATCCAAGATGTTTTTTATCTGCAGTGATGGCTTGAATATCTGTGGTGGCACCCCAAATCCTGGCTGGTCAAAACTACGTGTCTGCCCAAAGGTGTAGGTAAAAGATGGCGTAGCGCCACTTTCGCTGCTTCCTTGGTAGTCCAGACCATAATTGATTAACGGATACAGCACAGCGCCGTTAAACAAGCCCCCAGTTGTTCCTGAATACTCCCATGAAGTGGTTACGGCAGAATACGTAAGCTCGTGTTGCAAATCAACCCAGCTCAAGTCCTGAAGTTCCAAGTCCCGGAATTGGGCTGCAAAGTCGGTTACCTCTCCCAAGATGTATGCCTCCCAGATACGTTGGCCTTGACTTTCAATTACAGCATTCAAACGAAGGACACCTGAAAAAATGTCAGTGCCCCTGTATTGAACCACGCACGGAACTTTGTTTAATGGGTTGAAGTCCAAACCATTCACCTCGTAGTAGTGCTCAAAAATAAGTGAGTTCTGCGCAGTATCTGGCAGCTGGATTGTCTTTGAGTATGGGGCTCTTCTACCATTAAGCTCAAGCAAATCGCTTTGCTGAATGGTTAAGGTAATGGGTAGCTCCTCAAACAAATCTACCCTCTCGTAGGTGTTGCCCGATATGGCAACAAGTAAGGTAGTATTCATTACTGGCTCAGGAGTTGGATATTATTTGAGTATTGGTATTGAACCTCCAAGTTGAATAGCGAGCGGTTGCCCTCAATTTTGATTTCAAACTCGGTGTTTAAAATATTTACTGGCCATACCCCCCCGTCAGGTTGGATTTCATAGACCAGCTGTGAGGTATAGAGGTCTTGCAACCACTGAAAAGTTGGCTGATTTACAAAGCCTGAATTGGTTACTACTGTCTGCTCCATATTGACCACTGCATCGGTCTTACCACGCGAGTATTGTGTCTTTACAGGGTTGTCGCTACCCCAGTCAATGTTGAGTGATTTGTAGCTCTGTCGGGTGATATTCAAGCCCTCATATCTTTCAAACAATAGGGCATAATAATCCCACGTTCCGTAGCGGTTAAGCCACATCAGCTGACGCTTTGGATTTTGACTTCTGCTGGGCAAGCAGGATACGTTGAAAGTGAATGCTTCACTTACGGGCTGATACTGCGTGCAGTTGCCCGAAGTATAGCCGGTGGGGACTGGTTGAGGAACTATTGCCATTTTTTCTTATTTTTTAGCAAGGCCCCCCAACATTACATACCAGAACTACTGATGAGCCAGTTGAGTTCCAGATAGAACCCGAGCTGATGAAGTCGCCAGTGAATGGATTGGTGAGTGCCGTGTTTTCGTATATTTCGGTTGTTAATGCTGTGATGTTGGTTACGCTACATTTTGTATAGACCGTTCTGCTTACCCCACCTTCACAAGCACAGATGCCACCAGAACAAGGGCTGGCACATTCGGTGATATTCCAAGATTTAAAGCAACCAGGAGTAATGCTTGGCGTTGGAGTCAGCGTTCTGGTTGGGGTAGGACTTGGGGTTACTGGGAGAACACAAGGGTTCAGGTAGTCCACCGTTACGTTGGGGCCAACCTCAATGGTTCCATCGCAAGCGCAGAGATTGATTACGTTGAAACCAGAAATCATCATCGTATCTGGAACGCCATTACAATCAATGTAGGAAATGAATACGGAGTAGTCGTTAAGGTTTTCAACGAGGTATTCGCTACAAACACAAGATGGAGTCATCGTAGGCGTTGGTGAAGGCGTTGGAGGTGGTGTTGAACAAGGTCCCAAATCAATCACATCAAGGTCAGTTCCCGTAGGCGTAACGCAAGAGCAAAACTCATATTGGATTCCAGGGTATAAAATCACTTGAAGGACAGCCCCACTTATGCAGTTGGTATATGTAGCGATGGCGTTTTCATTTACACCAGTATATTCCACAGAATAGCTACGGCAATTCGTGCAAGGAGGGGTGCTTGATGGTGTTGGACTTGGACGTGGTCCAAACCCAGTTGCCGTTGGTGTCGGTGTTGGAGTGGGTGTAGCCTGAATTGGTGAGGTGCTGCCGGTGAATTTGCCGAACAACTGAACCGTGTATTGAGCAACCCCATCTGGAAAGTCAGGAATGTTTCTTGGCCCTGCCGCTACGTTCAAAATGTCGTAGGTCGTGCCAGTCCAAGGATTGACCAGATACAGAGCTGGATACACGTCGTTGCAGTTTGTTCTTGGTCCACCCCCATTTTGATAGATGTTGTCGTAAGTCCTTGCAGAAATCACAGCGCCTTGGTCGTCAAGGAACGTGTATTTTACGTAGTAGGGCTCTGACAGGTAGGTTGGCGTTTGTCCGGAGGCTGTATAGTAGTTGGTAAAGGAGAGGGTATAGTAGAAGTCCTCACGGATGTCTTGAATACGGGGAGCGTTGGTCAAGAACAACCCTGATGTCGTTGGGAATACCCCAACTGGACTACCGGACAAGATGAATGGGCCTGTGTTGAAATCCTGCTGTGTTGCACGACCATTTGTTCCCATCGTTGAACGAAAAACTTTGTATCCTTGACTTGGATAAGCTGGAAGACCGATGGCATTCCCCACACCGGTAAACCCAGTCGTAGATGCTATTTCGCTACTGGCATATTCGTATCCGCATTTTACCTCAAAAAACAAACTCGTATCCCCTGCTGGAACGGAGAATACTGGTGTCTGGTGCGTATAAATTGGCACACCAGAAAAATACGATATTGGCAAAGAGGAGGTATAGCTCTCCAGAATCTGTTGGAGGTCAATGATGCCCAAGCCATAAGGGTTTGGTGTGCATTTGCCGGCAAACTCAAGCTGGCCGTCAATATACACGTCATAGACATAACGGAACTTGAATGTCGTTTGTGCGTCGTAAGTAGCACTTGACACGGTGAAGAAAAGCCCATCGCTTAATACGGGCTGGAATAATGCGGGTGTATCTACAAATTGAACGCTCATAGGTCGGTCTTGATTTTTAGTATAAGTTCCTCAAAAAACGCTGCAGCATAATCGCCTACTTGCTTCTCAAGTTTGTTTCTGGTTTTAATAAGGGCTTGGCCAATGAAGTCCGTTTTGTAAGTTCCATACTCACCGATGCTACGTTGAACCAAAAAGGCAGTTGTGCGGTCATCCATCGGGCCATTCGCCCCACGAAAACCAGTAAATCCCTTCCTGGATTTTGTCCATAGTAGGATTGTGTTTAATGGGGGATATTTTAAGGCTGGGTTTTGTCTTTTGCCCTTACGACCATAATTGACCCAATACCATTCTGGAGCTCCTGGGAAGCTTACCTCAAGGATAAATCTGCCGTTGGTTTCAAGGTCTTCAACAATCTCAACTTTGGTGCTCTTGAATAGGGTGCCACGATAGACCCTATCGCTCAAAGCCCCCCTATTTCCAGCGTATTTTACCTTGCCGTCATAACCCCTTGGTGCGCGCTTAATTAGCAGCTCACTTTGGATTTGAACGCGTAGCTGGTCTTGGATAAAATCCTTGAGTTTGTCAGTATCCATTTTAGATTATTTTACAATCCCCCACTTCAGTTATGGTTCCGGTCCCAGCAATCAAATTGACGGTGTCCTGCATTGCACAAATTGTTTGTGTGGTAGTTATGTTTCCTGAAGTTTGCGTTGTTCCATCACAATCAAACCAATTGAAGGTTCCCCCAAAAGAAAGGCCAGTTATGTTGTATGTTCTGCATATTTTAATGTCAGTTGGGCAAGTGCAACCTATGGTATTGATGTTTGAAATCGTGAATCCACTTATGCTACTTCCAGTGTTAAAAACGAGTGTGTGCTCTGCGTTGCTTATGGCTGTTGTGAAGCTTACTCCCGTGGCCCCACCTGAAATATCGTATGTTCCACTCACGCCCAAATCACAGGTGGCATTTGCTGCCGTAGTAAATCCTGCGTCTACGAATAAACTCAATTTGATTGAGCTGCCACCTTGTATCTCTTCTTTGAGATATTGGGTGGTCAATCCACACGTTGCGGATGGTGTCATCGTTTGAGTTGGCGTAACCGCCGGCGTAGCACTTGGGCTCAATACTGGAGTTCCAGTTGGGGTTGTTGTGGGAGCTGGAGTGGCTGTTGGAGTTGGGAACCAATCACAAGCATCAAGTGGTTCAAATACGGTGATTTGGCAATCAAGAGCTATTCCCCCGACGTGGTCGGCGAAACGTTCCCAAAATGGGTAGCCCACCGTTGGAAGGGTGATGTCAATGTTGTCAAAAAGCTCTGGGTAAGTGTTGATGCCGTATTTTACAAACGACAAAAATCTGCGCACCTCAAGGCTCATGTTGCTGATGATGTCCTTTTCGTTGTCCAGGCTGACGTTAAGGATGTCAGCAAAAATCAGGTTGAACTGATAGACGGTGATATTCTCCTGATATTCTACGCTTTGTGGAACGGCAAACATGAAGGGGTAATTCACTGTCCCCCCGCTTATATGCTGCTGTCCAAAGTCAATTAAGTTGCCATAAGCAAACGTGTTGAGCATTGGGCTATTTTTCTGGAAGTTTTCCAGGATGTCCAGGATGCGATGGAATGTAATGTCTTGGTTCATACCTTGAGTTTTTGCTGCAGTTTGAGAGCTTCCTGCTGTTGCTTTAGTGCGCGGTCTTTAAACAAGGCTGCGGTGCTCAAGCATAAATAAATATTCTCATCATTTATGCTTTCGTATTTTGTAAGGTCTTCTCCTGCAAGCTGGAGAGTAAGCTCAAAGTAGAATCTGGAAGCGGCTTCGGTAGGAGCCATTTTGGGAATATCCCCCTCATCGGTTTCACCATCGTTTCCAGCCTCATCCTCCACTTCATAAAACGCTGAAAACTGCTGATGGATGCTTCGCTGATGACCAAAAAAAAAGCAGCCACACTGAACCAAATCTGGATTGACAGCTTGTCTTGGAATAATGCGGCACGTTCCAATACCTCTGCTGACTTAAACTTTGATAGGGAATATTTGGTTCCGTTCTCTACCTCAATTGGTCTGTAAAGCAGGGCAAGCAAGATATGGATATTCTCGTTGATTTTATCTCGTTGGGAATATACCTCCAGGTTTGTCCATTGCCCCCACTTTAGCTCATGCCATTTGTTCTCAAGGCCATAGGTAATTCCGTCCATCTGGAAGGTAAAAACGATTTTGTCAGCGTCGTATTGAATAAGCTCATTGCTGATGTAGTCATTGACAAACTTGATTTGCTCAAATGGTAGGTCGGCGAGTTCATCGGGGGTGATGCCCAGGTAAAGCGACAAAAGATTTGTTGGGTTTTTATACTTGTCAGGATGGCGCATAAGCTCCTGATATTGCCCCACCGTAAGATAGGGTTCAATGCTGATGGTTCTGTCGTCCAGTTTAACTTCAATCATACGAAGGCGAATTTTTTTGGTTGATTGTCAATGAACTCGCTGACGCAATACCTCAAGGCATCCAGCAAGTGTTCAGGCCCCTCTGTCTGGTTTGTAACGCGGCCAGAGCGGTCTTTCTTGTATCGGTAGTTCTCAAACTCAAGCATAAGGTTTTTGCTTTCGTGGTGAATGAATACCTTGTGTTGGCGTATCTTTTGGATGCCGTATAGCACGCTATTCGCGCCCTTACGCACACCTCTTACATTCAGTCCCCCCCTTTTGAGTTCTTCAATGGATTTGGGTTCAGCGGAATCCGCAACGATGTCGTGGTTCCGGTTAAGGTTATGTTCGTTTTTGAGCAAGTGCAAAAGGTCATCGTTGGTAAGGCCGGCTTGATATACCATCTCACGAATATAGAGTTCCTTATCCCTTACCTTGACCTCAATGACTGCGGTCGGGTCCATAGAAAAACCAAAGTCAATTCCGTAATAGGTATAGCGAATACCACCAGGAGGGTCAACGTATATTTCAGGACGCAGATACACAATTTCTCGGGGGGGCACGATTTTGCTTTCACTATAGATTAGCCACAAATCCTCGTCCGTTTCCTTTAGCGAATTGATGCTGTCAATGATGCGTTGGTCGAGGAATGCGTTGTCCCTCCACGTTGAAACAAGGACACACCCATTCTTTTTTTTTTCGTAATCCAGACCCCACCAGTCCAACGGTATTTCTGGGTTATAGGCGGTGATAAGGTATTTCTCGCATCTTATGTCCAGCTGCACAAAGCTGCTCATTTCTACGGTATTGACCTCATCAACCATTACGATGTCGCTACGCAGTCCCCTCAATTTGCCGGTCTTGTCGTCAAGCCCTATGAAACGAACTATAGCCCCCCCTTCAAAACGATAGACCATATCTACCTTATTGTATCTTTTGTCTTCCCATAGACCAACCTTTTCCATTTCTTCCTGGAAGTCCAGGAGAATTGTGTTCTTGATTGACACCTGGGTCTCACGAGCAATGGTAATCATTACCTTACTGGTGAGTGCTTCCACGATTAGGTTCTGTATTGCCGCACGAGTTTTGCCTGAACGCGAACTACCACGGAGGAAGATGTATCTTTTCCCCCCCTGTATTTCGTTGCGTATAAGCTCAAATAATTCGTTGGCCTGTATCTTCACCCGTTCTTTGTCTTTTTGATGTCCTGACGGCCCTCAAACACGTCCTCATAGACGTTTTGGGTTATGCTGTTGAATATTTGGATTACCTCCATTTTATTCTCCAGCTTCATCTCTGGGAATAGGGTGAACTCAAATATGCCAAAAACATTTTCGGCAGAGCCTTCCAAATCTTTTGGTGTATCCTTGATTGCAATGAACTTGTCCCGACTAAAATAGGGGGTCATTTGCCGATGAATGCTACGCTTGGTTGCACGGAACAAATTGTCAAGAACAACTTGAGTGTTTGAGTGCGCACTTTTTTCATACCAAAAACGGATTTCATAGCAAAATGCTTTCAGTGCTTTTCGGTCTGTGGTTGAGGTAAGAAACTTAACATTGGGGTAGGTTGCTTTGAGGTCGTAATTCAGTCCCTTATTTCTCATACTATTCGTTGATTAAACCCTTCTTGATGATTTCAATTTGTAGTGTCGTATCTGGCACAATGCTCTCCCCGTTGGAAGAGATGTCAAGCTTCTTCTCGTCGTGCCATTCGTCGCGGAACTTGTTCTTCATAATGATTGTCCAAAGACGTTGGTTGAACTTATTGCTATTGCCAGAAGCCATTGCCTCGTGAGCACGCTCATACCACCACTGCTCGCATAACCTTTGATAGTTTTGGAATACATCGTGATATTCTGGGTTGCGTTGAAGCAACAAATAGTGTCTGTCCCAAGTCATGTCCAGTTTGATTAGGAAGTCTGTGATATGTTTTCCCTCACGACCGGACTCCAATAATACATCTTGCCAACCCTTGGGTAGTTGGATATTGATGCGGGGTCTTCCACCCTTTTTTTTATCTTGCTCGCTCATCGTTTTCTGTAATTTTGTATTGCGTGATTGATGTTGTGAATTGCGTTTTCAATCGTGGGAGTAATCTTGGCGTTTGGGTATAGTAAATGGAATGCACCAATGACTTCACGGGTTTCAATCTCATCAAACATACCAGGGGCTTTCTGGTCAATGATACGTTCTTTTATTTCGCGTGCCATAAGGATATGGTCTTCGCTTTGAAGGTTATTGATGACTTGCGCTTTTCCGCCTTTGCAATTACAGCCCATTTTTTACTTATTTGTTCCTTGATAAATATAGGCAATTTTTAGGAGTAAGACAACAAAAAACCCCCACCTTTCTAGGGGTGAGGGTAAAAAAAGGGACAGCAAACCGACCTCAATCCCTTTTTAGTAAAAAAAAACAATCATGCCTGATTGGTCGGGTATTGTTGCTCAAACTCTACATCTTTGATGTAGAACTCAAGCCTATATCTTATTTCTTCGTACCCAATCATTTCTGGGAAGTTCTTGGTTATGTCCAAACAAGCGTTGTGAAGGACTTTAATGTCTTGAAGTGTCAAGTAGCATTCAACGATTTGGTCGTTGGTTTCTTTGTTTAGTTTGTAGTATTCCATTTCAATAAGTAGTTTTGCTGTCAATCCATTCTGCCTCACTCATTACTTCAACCCAATCCCAATGCTCTTTTAAGTCAATTTCTTTTTGGACTTCAAGCCTAAAGGCTTCCAAATCAATAGCTGGAGTAATCTTGTAATCCCAAGTATCCCATGAGCCGACAATGTTGTCCTCAAGCAGTTGCAAGATTACCCCATCAATATCTTCAATGGTAAGGTCTTCAGAGTAATCAATCTCTCCTTGATTTACAAGATGGGATGCAAGGTTCAATGAAAAGTTGAGGGTCAAATCCCCCATGTCAATTTGGTTCTTGTCCGGGTATTCCAGGGTGTAGTAGATTTCCAGGTCGTGCGAGTACAGGCTCATTTGATTATTGGATTTCAAGGTTCATACGGTACCAAACTGTAATGCCACCGCCATCGTTCATATAGGCGTCGTCAATAAAATTGCTGTATTGTCGAGCTTGCTTTTTGGTAATGTTGGTTGCAAAGATACATTTGCTGCCGCGGTAGTATCGCACGATGTGGAAGTTTTTCTTTTTCATAGGTCAAAGATACAATAAGTTTTTTAATCCACCAAATTAAAATGGCATTCCTTGAATGGGAAAAAACATAGTCCTTCAGTATCGTCCTCCATCATCAGTTGGTAGTAAAGAAACTCCACTTCTGGATTTTGGTCAGGACGGAAAATACCCAGGAATTCGTAGTCCAGGATGCGTGATACATTTTTTTTTGGTTCCATTTTTTTTGCTTTTGTAAAAATTAGTAATTTAATACCCGAATGTCAAATTTGCTCGTTGGAGTAGGTTTCAATTGAACTCCAAGAAAAGTTCTTCAATAAGTATTCCATATCCAATTTATCTTGAAGTGGGTCATTATACACTGGCTTATGTTTGAAGAACAAAAGGTGAAAATCAATCCAACTCAAATCTTCGGGTTGGATTTGTGTTCGTTTAGAGCCCTCCAGAACGAATAAGTTTTCCTTGAAGGAGGAATACTCCATCTCGTGTAGAATAATCGTTTTACGATGAAATGAGAGATGCACAGAGCATCCTTTGGTTTGAATGGTAATCATCAGTTTTTGTTGAATAGTTTTTCAAGAGCCAATTCAGCCTGTCTGTCAGCTTCCTTCTGGACATCTTCAGTTAAGTTGTGATACATCAATTGAGTTGGATGGTGTTCAGGAAAGAGAATGGATTTTTGCATTACTTGTTCTTGTCCTTGTCCTTCCCCTTGTCCTTGTTCTTGTTCTTGTTCTTCTTCTTTCCCTTCTTCTTCCTCTTGTTGCCAAGGGTCTTGGCAAGGGCCTTCGGTAGGGGGTAGGCAAGGACCTTCGGTAGGTCCTTCGGTAGGGGGTTGGCAAGGTCCTTGGGTAGGTCCTTGGGTAGGTGCATTCAGTTTGGTTTTGGTTTTGTTTTCCCATCCTTCAACGGATTTGATGATGGAATGGAGTTGGCTTGTATATGCAAAATCTGCATCCCCCTCCAACGTGGGGTCAATTCCCAAGAATTGTTTGTCAAGTAAAGCCAGCAGATATGTCAGCTTGTCCTCGTCCTTTTTTATTTTAGGTAAGATGTCGTAGTAGCTACGATAAAAATTAAATGCTTTTCTCATTTTACTTTTCGTTTTTTTTTGTAAATATACGACAAAATTGAAAACGCACAAATAAAGTGCAAAAAAAAGTGAATTGATTTTGGGTTGTTTGATATTTTTTTGTATTTGTCGTATATTTATTTATATGGGAACACCAAACATGCAAAAATACCAGAACCGCAGAATGATGACTTCATCCGGCTGGACTTATTTTTGCTCGCAGTGTATGGACTACAAACTTGAAACCGAGTTCTACCGAAGCAAGGACACACCTTTCGGGATTACCTACAAGTGCAAATTGCACTACAAAAAGAACGAGGAAAGCGACCCAGAAATGGAATACCTGAAACTTCAACCAATTACCGAAGACGACTACGAGCAAACAAAAACACTGCTGGAAAAGCTTGGCTACAAAACTGGGCCAGGGGAATTACCAATCTGGCAGCAATTTTTAACTAAACATAATCTTTAAACAAAATCAAAATGGCAATAGGAGCAAGCAAACTTGACAAATATGACGCGCAAGAAATACGCCGTCTTACCACCCTTGGGTATAATGATTGTGAAATCGCACGGCAATACATTCCCCGCAAAGGACAAAAGATTTCCCGGATGACCGTCAGGGATATTCGCATTGGTAAGCGTTGGAATGATGAAACCAAATCTTTTGTAATGAAGGAGGACATCAAGGATTTACCTGTAATTGAAACTACGGTCAACGGAGTCGTGCTACGCACTGAACTCGGATGGCTTCAAACCAGAAGCCTGGAGAAGTGGTTTTTCTTGACGTACAAGGACAATCAAGAGGTAGATGGACCACCAGTATCCTTGATGTTAAAAAAGCCCGGCAAAAAGCAAATTATGGATTTCCACAATTTTTTTGTGCAGGAGTATTTATAGCTTATGCAAAAGGTCAATTACTACATAGACAACTATGTTGAAATGTGCTGGTGCCGTCGTTGTGAAAAATACCACGACTGCATTCAGCATGACCCAGACCCACGGACTCCACACGGATACAGATACTTCTGTCAGGACACAGCAAAACGAGGTCATGGCCCGGGACAGACAAAAGCAAGTGTTGAACAACATTCACGCAAATATGCTGACGAAGTCCTACGTGATATGGGATACGACCCAAAATCATCAATTCCTGTGTATGAGCAATTCTTAATCAAACACGAACTATGACCCAATACGAGAAGGAATACCGGTATGTTGAAGGGGTAATCAAAAAGGCTAAAAGCATTCAGGACATCACAGGAGCAAAGCTCTTGCTACGTCAATTTATAGACACCTGGATTGTTCAAATCCCCCCCACTGACAAGACCTTCAACAAAGACAGAAATACCCTATCTCAAATGGCCGAACAAAAGTTTCAGGAAATCTCCAAGGGCAATTTGATACGATAAAAAAATACCCCTATATTTGGGGTATGGGAATACAAAGCAAACTTTACGAAAGAACAATTCCATCAACTCCAATGGAGCGACGGATATTGAAAGAGGAACTTGATGATTTTGTTTTTGTCCGCTCAAAAATGGGGGACAAAGAAAAACCTAAAGTTTAAGGAATATTGCGGCTATTGTTGCCAGAATACCACCAAGGGTAAGGACAATCCAACCATGGATTTACTCCGTAGCTTCCACCCCATCCAGAAGGCCCCAGAGAGCCGTTCACGTATCTTGTGGTAGGTAGGGTAATTGAAGAACGAAAAGCCCCTGCAAACTCTGGAATCAACTGCCCGTTGTTTGTTGTCAGGGTATATTGTGGGTAGTCCTGATTGTTAAATACAAGATGCCGACGCAACAAATTATCCTGGAACTCTGCAACATTTTTTGCATTGTCTTTCAGGTAGGTCAGCTCCTTAATACCAATGCTGCTGCTCTGCTCGCTTGAAAAGTTTTGCAGGCCTATATTGACAGCTTTGATGTAGAGGTTGTCCATAATCAAATACCAAGCATACGCAATCAGCATAGGCTGGATAAAATTGTTAAGCAACTCCTTATATTTGATATTGCCAGCTTGGTCAATGGTTCCATCCTGAACAAGCTTCAATATATGTTCAAATAAATTAGTTCCCAAGCTCTCCTGAAGGAAGATATTTTGGGCCGTGGTAAGCCCGTATCGGAGTTCGCTACTCTGGACGTTTTCCGTAATAGGCGTTGAGTCCTTGAGCTTCTGCTCGCTGACAAGTAATACGTTGTAAATCATCGTTATAGGATTGTGTTTTGCTCAATCTCCAGAGTAATTTCCTCACCAGGATACATCAACTCAAGAACGGGTTTAATTTCGTCCAAAATGAACTTTTGAAGAGGCTTCACCGTGGTGCTCATGAAGAGTTTAAACGTGGTTTCCAACTGCTCTGCAGATGAATTGAAGCCCGTTGGAGAGGGAAGCCCAATGATGCTTCCGTCAATGATTTTGTGAGCAGACATGATGTTCTCACGAACCAATCCAAAGATTTCAGCATATCCCCCCGTTTGCATCGTTGGGGCAATTTGTGTGATTTCTGGCTTTTGACCTTCTACTCCTCCCCAAGACAGGATGATACGACCAGCGTTTCCACTTCCAACGTAGCGTTCCTCAAATCTCGCAAGGATATTTTCCTGCTCATTTTGGGAATCCGGCGGGGAATCCGGTAGATGGATGAAAAGTGATGGTGAGGCACCATTGCTGATGTTGGATAAATTGAACTGGGATATTGAATGCGACAAACGCACGTCAAGCAAAGCACTTGCGTATCCAGGAGAACCATACCAGTTGTATCCACCCTGGTAGTTCTTGACGTGAATGACCTGACGGTCTTCGTATATGTCTGGTGAGAACTCCTTGAGTTCAATCAAACCAGCTTTCTTCCAGTTGTTGCCAACCCAATCTCTGGAATAATACCAGGTGTCGGTTTCCAATTCGTAGTTTTTTGGTTGCGCAATACGCATGAACTTACTTGGAATTACGTGAATTGAATGTATCCCTTCACGGCGGTCCTTCTTCCAAATTACCTCAAGAAATAAATTGCCACTGACTACATACTCCCAATAGATTTGACCGATGACATCGTTTAATGTTTCACGATTATTGATTTTATAGTCCTTTACAAGACCACGACCACGTGCATTATCTACAATACTTTTGATGCAAGCATTGTGAATGGGAGAATAATCCGTATACCAAATAAGTCGTTGAGGTTCAAGGTTGTCCGCGCCCCAGCGTATAAACGGCTCTCCCTTTACGATTTTTTCTTCCCAACGGTCGTAAAGTTCGTTTGCTCCAAAATTGAATGAATCCAGTTTAATCATTGTCAGCGTTGTATATTATGTAAGTATCCCCGCCACCACCGCTATACGTGATTGGGATGTTTTTATTTACTCCGACGACCGTGAGCATATTTGTTTGAACTATGTTCGTTGCAGCGGACAGATGTAGATTAGTGTTTGAAGTTTGTTCCCAGACCTGCAATTCGTACTGGCCAGGCAATAGATGGACATTAACTACGCCACAGCTTCCAGTAAATACTTGAGGCGAGTTTTCGTCAATAGAAAAGCAAAATAAATCATAGCCAGGGCTATAGCCAACCGTCGCCGGCGGAATGCGAAAAGGAATGAAGTTCCAAGTTTGCCTGGAAAGCAAGTGAGTTGCACTCCACAAATAATAGGGGTTGTTCAACGTAGCATTACGCGAACACACCGTAGCCGGTTGATTGAGTTGTCCCTGGTTAAGATAAATCATTTTTTTACTAGCTTAATGGTGGGTTTAAATTAGGAGCTGGTCTTGATGCTACTGCTCTTCCTCCAGGGCTTATGTAAGTTTTATTCTCATTTGATGGGGTCCAACTAATTCCGTTCGTTGAGTAAATAATTGAATCCGTGCCAGTTCCAACTGCAACCCAAACGTTTCCATTCCAAGCCACACCAGCAGCTTGTATTGTGAAGTAAGTATTTCCATTACTTGAGCCACTCCAAGTCATGCCGTCTGTTGAATATGACAAATGACTACCACCTCTACCAGCAGCAACCCATATGCTTCCATTCCAAGCTACCGCAAAACCCTCGGTTGCAATTATACTATTGCCATTAGTAGAAGCACTCCAAGTAATTCCATCAGTAGAATATCCTAAAGTATTTGTTCCTTTACCAGCAGCTACCCACATACTACCATTCCAAGCAACCCCTTCAACATTTGTTGTGAAAATACTATTCCCATTTGTAGATGCTGACCAAGTAATTCCATCAGTAGAGTAAGCCAATGTATTTGAACCTTCACCACCAGCTACCCATAAGGAACCATTATATGCAACTGCTCTTGCAGAGCTGAAAATAGAATTACCATTACTTGAAGCCGTCCAAGATGTGCCATTTGTAGAGTAAGCTAAAGTATTTGTTCCAGTTCCAGCACCAACAAACTTTGAACCATCCCAAGCTAAAGCAAAATTACTTGTCTGTATGCTTGTTCCATTCGTTGAAGCTGACCAAAGTATTCCATTTGTTGAGTATCCCAAACTATCTCCACCAAGACTATTTGAGCCAGCTACCCACAATGAACCATTATATGCTACTGAATAATTTTCAGTTCCAAAAACTAAATTAGCATTTGTTGCTGGAACCCAATTTATGGCGTCAGCAGATATTGCTATTCTGTCCAAATCTCCACCGACTGCGACCCATTGATTAATATATGGTGTGGGAGTCGGAGTAGGGGTTGTCGTAGGAGTTTGTGTAGTAGTTTCCGTCGGCGTAGGTGTTGGTTGAACTAAACAACTGTCAAATCCTGCTCCTTGAGGGAAACCTCCAACAATATACCAAGTTGAATATTGACCTAATTGAGTTTCATTTGAATAATAGCCATTTGCAACTGGTATAGTCAAATTGTAATCAGCGAATACTTGTTGTGATGTATTCAAACATGCCCAACAAGTTACGCCAGCACCATAACATCCACCGCAGTTTCCAAGGTCTTCAGCATAAACATAGAAGTAAGGCCCGATTTCACAAGCGTTGTTTTGCGTTGTTGCACTACTCACCAAGAACATAAGAGGATAAACTGGGGTTGCTGTGGGCGTTGGTGTTGGAGTATTGCTTGCTGTGATGCTCGGTGTTGGGGTTACGCTCGCTGTAATGCTTGGGGTTGGTGTAAGAGTAGGTTGTGGTAACTGACTGCAAATCTGCCACTGGTTGATGTCGTTTTCCCACAATGAAGTTGTTCCACTCCACGTGCAATCCAAAGGTAATGGAGTTGCCGTAGGTGTTGGTGTAAATCCTGGTAAGCTTGTGCTGGTAGGCGTTTGAGTTGGAGTTTCGGTAGGCGTATTCGTTGGCGTTTCGGTTGGAGTATTTGTGGGGGTTTCCGTCGGAGTGTTTGTTGGGGTTTCGCTTGGCGTATTTGTTGGGGTTGAAGTAGATGTAATTGACGGGGTTGGCGTTGGCGGTAGTGGTGTAGAAGTCGCCGTTTGGGTAGGTGTCTGTGTTGGTGGAATTGGAGTTGAAGTTGCGGTTTGGGTTGGGGTGACCGTTTGAGCAACTGGACTTGAGGTGGCAGTTTGAGTTGGTGTAGGTGAAGATGAAGGTAATGGTAAAGTTACGCTGGGGGTAGGTGTAGGCGTAGGAGATGGTATAGGGCTTGCTGAAGCCTCGGGAACAAACCCAACCACAATATCCAGAATTGCCCTATTTTCGCCCAGGTAGGACGAAAACTCCTTACGATAAAAAACCTTACCCACTTTCTTTGGGTTATTTAATGACGTTTAATGCAAAGCCAAGTCCAGCATATGTAGAAGCCAAAATACCACCAGAAAAATCTCCTGGTGCGAAACTGGTTTGAAAATCGGCCAATGTAGAATAAACAGCACCATTGGAATTAGCAAGAACAGATGCGGTTTGCTGAATCATAGAAACTCCATCGTTAGTTGTATTCATAACCATTCCTAAATGAGCTGAAAAAACGCCTAAAGAATTGGTATTAGCAAGGGCACCATATCTTATTGTTGGCTGGACTCCTGAATTGCTCACCTTTACCACAGCAATATAAATACCAGACCCGTAACCGCTAAAAGACAAAGTTGATGGTAATGCGGTGACCTTCAATCCAGTTGTTCCTGCTTCCAGAGTTATGCCCGACATGACCAAATCTTTTGGTTGGTAGCCTCTTCCATTCACATATTGTGCAGTATAAAAACTTAACTGGACGCTGTCGCTTACTGTAGTTGCTGTAATCACACGATAGGTGATTGCTGAAAAGCTATTTAACCCTGGATTATAGAATGGGGTCATATTCAATTTATTTTGAGTTCCGGCAGGATATTGAGTTCCAGTTCCTGTAAAGCCAGGCCCTTCGTAATCCGGAACAAAGTATCCAAAGCTAAAAATGTTCTGTCCTTGGATTTGCCCTTCCTTGACCTTTAATGGCAAGTCATTACCCAATCCATCCTGGATGCTTTGAAGTGAGCTGGTAATGCCCGTGGTTGCGTCTGCAAGCTTAATTAAGCCCTTATACGTGTCGTTGATTTGTTGTGAAGTAAGTGAAGCCATTTTTTAATTGTTTGTTTGACCAGAGAAGAACTGGGTAAAGTAATTTTCAGTTTGACCGGATACGGGAACATAAGGCCCACACCAATCAATTAGAGGCAGATTTTTAATCCAATCAAAATCTGGATTTGTGCAAAACTCAATTTCTTGCTGTGATATAATCCAATCTTGATTGCAATCCAAAACTGGATTGAAGGTGCTGTCATCACTATAAAATTGACCAACAACAAGGTCATATTGTGGTGAGGTAATTATTGCTACTTTTGTCATACGGAGTTTCTACTTAAAGATGTTTGGAATGTTTGAATGATATTCCTTAAAGTTTGTGCTTCAGGAACCGTTAAACTACGACCCATGAATACAAATGCGATGCTTCCGTTTCCATAAGCGTCAATACCAGCATAGTTTCTTGCACCCACATAAACCTCGGTGGTAGTTCCAAAACTTCCTTGTGCTTGTGAGAGAACAGTTGCTCCAGAGTTTTGTAAAAGAAAAGTTTGAGTTGAACCAGTTCTTGATGCAATGTACATTCCAGTAGATGCTGAGAGCGTAGCTGATAATGCTCCCCCAATTGTTGTGTTTGGTTGTCCATCAATAGTATTTGAACCCGTATTAACACGAATTTGGTAAATGTCAATTTCAGGGTCAATCGCTCCTAATACCGCGCCATTATATCCTGTTGTATTCACATAACCTCCCAAAGAACAGGTTTGGACATTGACCCCCCCTGATGCAGAGTTCTGTGGTGAATATTGCGTATTTGCATAACCATTTACACCATTTGGTGTCATACCAGAAATAGAGTGTGTCCATCCTCCAGCAAACGCTAAATTGTTTGTGTTAGAATATCTTGAACCAGCAGCCTGCATGTGCCCCTGTGCATTACCCCCAATAACTGGATAGAATACATCCAATTTGTCCCAAAGGTTGTTTGATACTATTGAAGTGAATAAAGTCTGTGTAGCAGCAGAAATCGTTGAGTTGAGAGTTCCTCCAGAGGTTACAACTCTGTTCAAGAATTCATTTGCTTCAGTGGTTCCCGAAGCAGGAATGGTTGCTGACGGAGTTGGGGTTGTAGTCATCGTTGGACTGACCAATGGAGTTCCTGTGGCTGTCGGAGTATTCGTTGGGGTTCCCGTTGGAGGTGGGGTTCCACTTGCGGTAGGAGTAGGTGTTGGTTGCGCAGTTACGCTCGGAGTCGGCGTGTTGCTTGGCGTGATTGAAGGAGTGGGTTGAGGACCAGTTTCTGGCTCCTTATAGACGTTTGCCAATACTGGCTGCCATACAGGGATTTCGTGGAGCTTTTCTCCAAGTGGCTTTAAAGCTTGTTCGTAGTTGAACTCTGCTTTTTTGATTATGGGCCCATACGGGCGAATGTTTTTTCCCTTCCAGCGCATTTGATTTTGTTTTTGTAAAAAAGGGGGGTTTCCGGCCCTATGCCTTGACCCCCCTTAAGTAAATATAAGCTTACGCTTCCTGTGCGACGGTCATTCCGGTCATCAAAGCCTGCAAGTTGGTCGTTACGAGCAACTGCTGCGTTGGGTTTGGTTCGCCACCTGGTCCGAGAACCAAGGCAGACATGCCGTTTAAGTCGGAGTAAGCAAGACCACTGGAGAGAGAACCAGCACTTGCCAAAACGCCGTTGGTGAATGCACCGCTGAAGTAGCGACCATTGTTGTCTTTCCAGATAAAATAGATGTTATTTTGACTGGTAAGTTCAGCAAAAAGTTTTCGTAGTTCGTAATCAAGCTTCGGTAAATTAACCGTCAAGGCGGGTTGATACACCACTGACTGTGATGTGCCATTGACCGCTATGGTTTCTTCAAAGGATGTACCTTGTTTAGAAAGCTCAAACAAATACCACGTTCCGCTGCCGCTGATTGAGGTGATGCGCTCTTGCACGTCCTCTGTCCACCCTGAAATGGTATTCCCAGCTCCGCCGAGAATCCACAGGTAAGATACGCCGCCCACTGACGAATTACGACAGTCCAGCGTGTACCCTGATGAAATAAAGCAACTCATTGTATGTTAGTTAGTTATGTTCAATTTATGCTGCAATAGCGAAAGCACTTACGTCAAAGACGCCGACTCCATAGGTCGCATGCAGGTTAATTTTCACCTCATCAGAGAAGGGGTCATACATAGATTTAATCGTCATAGCCTCCGCATTGAAGCCCACGAGGATGTAGCCAGCAGGCCCTGCCACCAATTTAGAAACTCCAGTTAAACCTTGAGTAGGAACTACACGAACGTTCGTTGCTGGAAGAACCACGCCCCATGAAGCTGGGCCTTGGGTCATGTCGCCAGAAGAGAAGTCAAAAAGATTGATGTATGAGTTGTTGCGCATTGAACTTGTCAAGGCACGGAACGCATCGTAGCCGCAGAAAATTACCAAATCTTCGCGATTTAATACGTCCTGGGGGATTGCTTGGTAAAGTGAAGTAAATACGTCCAAAGCATTATTTGCAGTCAAAGCTGTAAATGCAATTTGCGTAGCTCCGTTACCAGAGGTGATGAGTGCGTTGATGCCTTGGAAGCACTGATTGTTGTATTCAGTTGCACCAGTAGCGGTTGTGTTTTTCCAGAGGGCCAGTTCAATTTTGTTGGCCACGCGATTGGAGATGTCAGTCAAGATAGTTTCTTCAAAGGGCACACTTTCTTGGAAATTGTCGTTTGACAAGTACTGTGAGAGGTAAGTGTCATAGAGCGAATAAGGGCACAGGTTTTGGTTTAACTTCTTGTTGCACAGGTCAATAGTGACCAGATTTTGAGTGGTTGTTCCTGAAGGGTCAAATCCACAAGACAGGTCTTGCAGGTAGATTTCGTTGGTTACGAAACCGACTTTTTCTGTAGTTCCTTTCAGGTTTGGTCTTACAGACACCACAGAAGGGGTTGTAAGTCCAAGGAATGCCTTAATAAGCATTTCATCGCCGTAAGAGTTGTATTCGGGTAGGTTGGCCAAGTCGTAGTTGAACGAGAAGTTTGACACTTCACCCTTGCGATGGAACTTCATAGGTTTTGATGTTCTTTTCATTTTTGTAAAATGTTATTTTTGTTTAGTTGAGTGCTTTTTTGAGGAAAGCAACCTTTGCGTCCAAGACGCTTTCTTTAGCGAAGGTCTTTTTGACAATAGGAGCATCAACCTGTGGTTGCTTCTTAAACTCCATATAGTCATTTTTGACAGCTTCAAACTCCTTGGAAAAACCTTGCATCATCGACAGCATTTCGCCCATCGCTTTGCGCATTTTTTCCATTTCTTTTTTGTAGTTTTCAAGAGAACCTTCACCACTTTCGTCAGGGTATTTAACCCCAGTGATAAATCCTTCTCCGTCTACCGTAAGGACAATTCCGGAGTCCGTGGTATGCTCACCTTCAGGAGCGGTGACGATTTCACCTTCCTTGGTTTTTGCATACAGCTTTTGTCCTACTTCAAACTTTTCACCTTCTTCTTCGGTCATAATTTCTGTGCCGTCGGTTAAGGTTGCGCGGGTCATCGTTTCGGTGTCAATTTCAATTTCAATAGCAGGTTCAACAATATCGCTTGGCATCTCCTCTTTGGGTTCGTCCATAATTGCGATGATTACTCCCATTTCGTCAACCTCAATAATGAGGCCTTCGCGGGTTGTGTGTTTGCCTACTGGTGCTGGTTTGAGGATTGAGTCCTCCACGATGTAGAGTTCTTCGCCCACTGTGAATGGGGTTTCCGTATTGTTGGTAATCGTAGTAAGATTATCCACCAATTTCGTTGTGAAGAACTTTTCACTTTTGAAGCGCATACCTAATAGGTCTGCAATTTTTGTGATTGCTTCATTTGCGTTCATCATCAATAGATTTGAGTATGTTTATTATTTGGTTCAGCAATAAATAGTCAGGGTCATTCTGTTTTGAAAAATTCAAAATGAAGCTGCCTTCTATAGAGGCACCCCTGACCTTTCCGGGTTTGACATAGTTGTTCCAAATGTCATCGCCTTCAGGGGTCTCCAGAACCGTAAAGCCCCCCATCCAAGTCCCAACTGGGATTTGTTCTTTAGTAAAGCCCAGTTGATAAGCCTTATCGTTCTCGCCCTCTACAATCCAGCTTTCAACCATCACCACGTCGGTGAACTTCTGGTCGCTGTGTTCAAGGTTCGTATTTCGCAGTCTACCCTCCAGCATGTATTTTCTTTGTGCACGCAAAACGGCCTCTTCGGTGAACTTGACGTAGTATTTCTCGCCAAACTCATCAATCCTTGGAATGAGTATCCGCGGAATCATCAGGGGGGTATAAATCATTCGCTTTTCTTCTACAGCTGCGAATAGCTGCTTTTGCTTTTCTGCCTTTAAAGCAGTTGTGCTACAAGCCATAAATCGCTCCTGGCCGTCGTAAATAATGTCTTCGTATATTCCACCACACCCAAGAGCCAAAGATGCGTCAATCGCCAAAGAAAGCACCTCGTAGACAGGGTAGCCATCCACGTATGCGATTGGTTCAAGTTCTCCTTCAAGTTTAATGTCCTTGCTGAAGCGGTCTTTGTTGTCAATCAAGTAGCGGATTTGGCTCTTGCGTTTTTCTTCTGGGCCATAATATCCATCGTTGGCGGTCTCTTTGAGCATTGCCCTACCAGCTTGACCCTCTGCCCATCCCTCACCAACAATATTATCTCCTTGAACCATAACCTTATACCAAGCATGGACACAATTTGGCCCATATTTCCAAAGATATTTGGAGTAAGGTTGGCGATTGTGTCCATATTGCAATGCCAGATTGCGCATAAGGTCAATTTCAAAGCGACGGAAGTATTTGTTTTCAATCAAAGTGCATTCTGGTCGGTCTGGACCACCCCATCTTGTTTCCACCTTCCTTTGGTAGCGGAAGAACCTCGTGGCTTTACGTAAGTTCAATCCCTTTACCTGCATCTCGGTTCTGCCGTCAATCTTGTAGATGAACTCCTGGAAGGTATGGTAGTCCTCATCTCGTATCTTCATAAGCGCGTGGTAAGCCTCCAGCTCTTCTTCGCTGTATTCATCCAGGGCAAACTCCAAGTTGTCCATCATTGAATGCAAGGCACAGCCCATATAGACCTCATTACCTTCATCGTCTGTGTGGGTATGGTAGCCCTCGCATCCTTTTTCTTCCCCCCATTTTACAGCTTCCTCTTGGTTGTCAAATACTGGGTAGCCATCCATGTATCCAACTATCTTGAACTCTTGCTCTTTTTCGCATCCACAGCTCTCAAAGCCAAGAACGCTTTCTGTCATTGCAGTTTGGGGGTAGGACGCATAGTCAGGCAATCCGCTTACATCGTAGTCAAAGTTCATTCCAACTGACCCGAGTTCATTTCTTACCTCTGGGTTGTTGTCATAATGGCGTTGAATGCCAAGCTCTTCAACCTTTCTTACCTTCGCTACATTTGACCCCACAGTGAATATTCTGCTGCCAGGGATGTCATAGTCCAAGGACAGGTCAATCATGTCCCTATTTGGACGATTTCGTGCCGAGATGATGTAGATGATACTACCGCGTCTGCGTTCGTTTTCAAGAGTTCGGATTCCCCTTTCAGTTGTGAGAGTTCCGTCCCAATCAAAGCTTACCTTATCTGGTGCAAATTGCTCTTGTTGAAAACCTTGCTCCCACATGCCATAGCATTTGCCAAGGGCTTCATCCTGGGATTTGCCTTCAGCGACAACGTAAGGGACGCAACGGGAAATAAACTCGTCCTTGGTTTCGCCACCAGATGGATAAACAAACTTTTCTTCTTTGACTGGACCACCAACTACCCAAGCATCACAAGTTCTTTTGGAAGCACATTTGAAATCAAATGCTTCACAATATCCCAATTGACCTGCTTTAATAACATCATACGGGTCATCACTAATCCCTTCTGCAATACAATCTTCAATACGTGGGCTGACATTAAAAAATGCGCAATTTTGACATAAAGCAGTTTTAGCTTCATCAATAGTTGTATTGAATTGTTTTGCTTTTGCTTCCCAATATTTGTCATTGGGTTCGTTGGGATTTAATGGTCCGTAATTTGCAACATCTATGGCTTTCTGTCTATTTTTCAAATTGATGCTTATGCTCTTTGTTGCTGGTGGGCATTCTGCAAACTCCTGCTTGGTGGCTTTTGATTGATTTTGGTTTTCAATGCTGGATAAAATTGCATCAACCCAAGTCAAAGCGTCATCACCAGAACCACCACCACCCCATAGGCCATAAGCCAAGGTGCCATTGTCATCCCAGTTGTTGGTATTGTAGGTCTTTGCTCGCTCAAGGTACGACTTCATGCGTTTAATGGTCTCCAAGCTCACTTCCTTTTTTTGGCAGAGCTGCTGGGCACGAACCTTGCCTACCTGGGTTCCTGCTGGATTGCCACGTTGTTCGTTTTCCTTGATTGCCTGACATGCTCGGTCAGCTACATATTGGGGGGGGACGTAAAATTGGTAGCGACCAAAATAAATCATATCTTGCTCAATTGCAGGATATTCCACCCATGCGATTTCGGTTACGCGGCTGTCCCCACTCAATTCGGGGTCAATGTCCAGTTCAATTACCTTAAACATATCTTGATAAATAGTTGCCCCTTTGGAAACTTAAAGGGTTGATAGTTGCTCAAGGCGGCGTTGAACTGCCTGTGAGGATGTTATGTCGGACTCCACCACGTAAGCACGTATGGGTTCCATCTTTTGTTTTGCCAATGCTTCAAGCAAACGGCTGTCGTCAAAGTTGTTCATAATCAATGGCTTGCCACCGCCAGCCATATTAACACTTGACAACAAATCATTAAACCGCATGCTGCTTACACGGTTCAGCACCGCTTCTCCTCCTTCAAGCTGGACTCCAGCCTGACCAAAAGTAACCCCGCCAAACTCGTGGGATGGCCCAACAACAATTCCCCCCTGCCCAGTGCGGATGTATCCACCACGTTGCATGGAGTTTAAAGAATTGAGCTGTGCGGTGATTATACCGATTTGAGCTGCGTTGATTCCAGCCACAACAACGGATGCAATCTGACCCAATACAGGGCCTCCTTGAGCAAATGCTTTCGTGATTGCCTCTGCTGCGTTTGAGATACTTTGAGCAAGGGATATTTGTAGTGCTGTCTTGGCAGCTTTTTTCTCCAATTCCTTACGCTTGTTCTGGTAAATCGTATCTGCCTCCAAACGTTTTTGGTTTGCCTCCTCACTGGTGCCCACTATCTGGTCTTGGATTTTTTGATTGTATGCTTCAAGCTGGTCAAGTTGAAAACGGTAGTAGTCGCTGGTCTGCTGTGCCAGGGACGTAAGTGCGCTTTGAAGACCTTGAAGTCCAGCCAAAATGTTTGTAGTTCTTTTCTTGAAGTTGTCGCTTACTTCCTTATCGCCTTGTTCAGTATCTTTTACTTCTTTTGCGATGAACTCACGCAATAATACGAGCTTCTGCTCATAGGACATTTTGCGGATGTCAAATCCATCTTTTAGGAGCTTATACTCAAGGTCATTAATGTCTGCAGCAAAAACCTGGAACCTGTCAAAACGACCCGAGGTAATTTCCTCATCAATTTTTTCAAGGTCTTGAGCATTAAAGCCCCCAAATCCAAGTTGAAGGTCTTGTGCAAAAAGCTGTCGGTTGGCAAGGATAAAAGCGTTAATTGCATCGGGGGTTCCTTGCTTGAGTTGTTTGTTTAATTTTTTGACTGAAGCTTCTGTGTTGTTGATGCCTTGGTCAAACTTGTCGGTTTGCAGAATAAGACCTGTGATATTTTTTACCCCATCAGCAGCAGTTTTTGCAAACTCATCGTCAAATCTTTTGAGTTGAGCGTTAATGTCATCTAAGGTCTGACCAGTAGCAGTTTCCCTTTGCTTAAGTAAGTCTTGGTAGTCCTTGCTATTGGTTTGCAACGATTGGATTTGAATGTTCAACAAATCTTTTTCTTGTTGAGCCAATTTGCGTATAATTTCCTCTCTTGTTTTTGCGCCAAGGTTTAAATCATCAGATGCATCAACCAATCCAGCATATACACGTAAAATATTTTCAAGGTCGATTTTCTGGTCTTTTGCTGCTTTAATATTTTTGTTGAAAAAATCTGCTAATACACGTGCATTACCTACATAAGTTTCAATATTTTTGATTGTCGCTTCATCAAAAACGTCTTTGAACTCACGTTTAAAATCAGCGGTTTTTTTCAGCAATCCATCAGGGCCTATGAATAAATTAGCCAAAGATTGATTTGTCAATGGCCCCTCCGTAATGATTGTATCGTATACCCCCAAGATGTCGTTTCTCAATTTGCGGAAACTATTTCCAGCCTCATCCGTCATTTCTGGGCTCATCACTTCGTTAAGACGCATTGACAACGGCAAAAACTGCTCAAGGGATTTGATAAGTGCATTTTGTGTATTTAATCTGTCTTTGAGAGCTTTGACAATACCTGCTTCGCTTTCTGCAATTTCACCACCTGCTGTAAGTTGATTCTGGATTTGGCGTTCTGCAGCTTGTTCAAGGCTGATTTGTTGAAGACGAATTTCCAGAAGCTGACGAAGGGTATTTAAACGTTGCTGCTCGCTTTTTTCAAGCTGCTCTGTCGCTTTTTTCTGGCCATCAAGTATCTCCGTTTGCTTTTGTTGAATGCCAGAGATTTCCTGGGTGATTTTGTAGTATTGTTTTTTGGGGTCAAGGCTTTCCCTGATGACTTGGGTTTCATCGTCAAATGCTTGCAATTCACGACGAATAAACTCGGCAGTTCCCCCACCAAGCTTCAAGCGTCTTTCCAGTTCCATTCGCTCTTGTCCGCGAACAATGTTCAGGTTTTGGAGTTGCGCAATTTGTTGTTGAACACGCTTTTTCTCGTCCTCAAATACCACTTCTTCCAGTGCCTTTGCTCTGGCACGAAGCTCCAATAGACGGATTTGGTCAGCAATATATTCGTTGATGACCCCTTCAGCTTCAGCTTGCTCCAATGTCAAATTGGTGAGGGTGGGGACAAGCTTTTGCAGTTCAGCATAAGCACCCAATCTTTGCTCCTGCGTTGAGTTTTGGTCGTTGATTACCTGCGTAAGTATCTGCATCTTTTGTGTTTCAACAACAACTGCAGCAGCATTCTCCTGCATTTTTCCTGTCAAATCTACCGTCTTCTCTGCAGTTTCTTCTTCGCTGTCGCCAAAGGCATATAGGGCTACCGCAGCTGCCCCAAGGAGGGTGATTATTAAAGTTAAGGGATTGGCCAACAACGTAGCAAAAAAAGCTCTTGTTGAAGCGTTCAATGTATTTGTGGCTATGGTCTGTATTTTGGTTGCAACAATAGAGGCATAGGTTTTTACCACAACGGCCCCTTCAGCAGCCCCCCTTGCAGCCAGGGCAAGTGTCAAAGCATTCTGTGCTGTGGTGATTGCTGCCGTAGCGTCTTCACTTTCTTTACCGAATAATTGCAATGCAGCCGTGGCTCCTGCAAATGAAGCTCCAATGGCACCCCCCAATTTACCGAAGTCCCCGATTTGTGCTTCAAGGTCTTTACCCTCTGCTTGCTTTTGTAGGTTCTTGAGTTGGGATTCCGCCTTTTTGATTTGGTTAGCCATCTTGTCAAACTCCTGGCTCCCGATGGTAAGACGCTTGAGTTCATCCCTGGAAGTACGTATAGCCATTTCCAGTTGTTCCATATTTTCAATGGCAACTTCAGTCCCGTAAAGCTGTAATTTGAGTGCGATATTTTGAGCCATAGATTAGCAGTTGGATTGTAGTATTCTACCATAACTATCCGCAACGACGAAGGTGGTAGAGCTTGTGGTTTGACGCAGGTATGTCCCAATTGGGAACAAAGCATAGCTTGAACCTGTGTCATAATAGACCTTGTCCAGATTTTCAAGGACACCAGTATTGCTGAATGAAAGCACGTTTTGCAGGCCGGCAGACCCTGTGCAAACCGCATCTTGGTTAGTGGATACATAACATAGGGTTATGTATGCTGGTTCAGGCGTTGGGTAGGGTTGATTTGGTGCATAGATGTAAATCGGTCCTGGAGGTGTGATTTTATAGTAAGGTGTGGTGTTCTTGATTAAGGATATTTTTACCAACCCCTTATTCACAAGGTTTGCATCAGTGATTTTTTCAATGGTGTAGTTGGCATCCTTAATCCAGATTTTGTCCTTCAAGCTGGTTTCATATACATCAAGAGGGGTGAAGTAAAAGTTGCCGGTGAGCCTTCTTGTTTCATAAGAATACAAGTTTTCAATATAGGTTTCCCAGAAGCTTTGATACACGTTGAATGGCGTAAATTGCTCAATGAGATTTGTGTCAAAGCCAAAGAAGTCAAAGGTGGGGTTGAAGTTAAGGTCAGAGATGACGTTTGGAAACTCACTTTCCAAGATGCTCAAATGACTCACGCACGGGTAAGTGGTTTGAGCTACTGGTGTTGCCCCAGACAACAAATACCATCTACCTTGCTGGCTCTTGAATACGTCCTTGTAGGCAAGCCTATTCCCCACCCAAAAGAAAATATGCGGCTTGGTTGCGTATGGTGCTTGCTGCTGATTGTTCTGGTAGTAGAATTGGGGGATGATGAAGTTTGGTGCTCCGGTTACCCCACTTGTAGGACACGAACCAAATGGAACCTCGTATATTTGTTCGCCAACAAAAATGTCGTTTCCGGTCGTGAACTTCTTGCGACCATAGACATAATCGTATCGGTCGTAAAAAAGCTTTGGCAGATACTCAAAATCTGTATTCTGGTATGTCCAGACGATTTCTTTGGACAGGTCAAAAGACAACGGCTCAATGCGCTTTTCGCTATTGAGGTCAAGTATGTTCGTCCAATCTTTTTGTACTCGCTCGTTGTCATTATAGTACCAATTATAGGGCTCAATACGGATTTGCTTTTTGACCTCGTCCTGGATGACAATCAAGTTGAACATCGTAATCATGGACTTAAAGAACGTGAAGCAGTTGATATTGGGGACACCCAACCTAAAATCAACGATGTCTTGCGTAAGCGTTGGTGAGGTGTATAAGTCCCACATCGGGAATTGCGTGGTTACGCCCCCACTATTGAATCCGGTCAAGGCAACTTGGGTTCCAAAGTTT